CCCACATTTAAGGGCTATTATTGTTTTGGTAGTCTAAGTAGGGCCGTGATGGACCCGTGAGGGCTCCTCCCACCTATAGACTGCCGGATTTACTCCGGCTTGGGCTTTGAACAATAATAGTTTCCATCATGGTACCTTAAATAAAAGCAGCTCATTCGTCGATAGTGAGCTGACATGACGTTTCAGTGAATTCCAGAGGTGATTCTAATTCTTGTTTCTCAAGGACAGGTGTTGGGTCGTCTCTGATTAGTGTTGTGGGGCAGTTTTGGGCTTTATCCAGGTCCTGTTGTAGGGTTCTTTGCAGGTTACCTCTGCTGAAGAATTCTACTATAGAGTTCCATCGAGCTGCGTCAGCATCTCGTACAGACTTTCTAATAGCTTCCTCAGCTTCAGCTCTGGTCATTTCTCGTTTCTTTTTGGGGTAGCTTTGCAATTTCGCCTGAGCATTTATATCTTCACGTGTTGGTGAAGGGTTACTAAATGGCTCTTTTAACGTGGTAGGTGATACGATTGGTGTTGGGGCCGGAGCATCTTTCTTAGGGAGGTCGAAGTGCACGGACCAACACGCAATTAAAGCAGTGTAAGCAGCATAGGCAGAAGTTGCAATAGCCCAGAAATTACCAGAACCTGAACAAGTGGCTGGAACATCTTGAGTTTCTTTTATAGCTTTAACCGCCTTCACTTTATAAGGACGACCTTCAATGTAGCGTGTTAGTGACTCTAGTATTGTCCAGAATATAGTATTGATCTGAACATCATACTCAGAAACCACCCAGAGTACAGTGTTTGCAGCTATCTTCTCATTATAGGCTGTGTTTCCTAGCATTCTAATAGAAGAGTAGATGGGGCGATTGGCGACACCACCTCCAGAAGAAGCTGGAACTTCAAAGGACTCGAAGACCGAGACCAATGAAGCTTTAGTCGTTGGAGAGATAAAGTGTAGATCATATTCGACCCACATGGTGCCGGCACTCTCTGCAGCCCCATTATAAACATGGATGGCGAATGCGGCTTCTCCTGGTGCTGCAGAAGAATTGGTAAATAGCCACTTCTTGTGCATTGCACGCGTATGCGGTACGCTGAGATTACCAGCATTTCTTACAGGGCCAACATGTTTGGGTTGCAGTGCGCAGACTCCATGGAAATCAGAGATTTCATCTCGAGCGTCATAGTCTACACCCATGACAATCTCACCACTGGTTGTGGCTGAGGTTGAGGAGGCAAACGATACTCTGACTGTTGAAAGTATTTTGTATGACTCATAGATGGCAGCTAAGGAATCTAAGTGCTTGAGGCCCGAACTACCGGGCAAAAATTTGTAGGAGTTAAAGCCGGATTCGACTTTACCCCAGCACTCTTTGTAGCGTACTTTGAGACCATCGTTGAGTTGTCTTGACGGTTTAGAGGTGGTTTTCTTTTTCGGCGCCTTCTTTGGGCGTTGTTGCTGTTTCTTTTTGAGCTTCATGTTGCAGATAAGGAAGTTGTGAATCTTGAGTAATAAGTGGAATTGTAGTGTCATACGTTTGATTATCTAAGGTAAGGACTCACCAGCTCAGCATCTAGTATAGCACAAATTGGCGTCATGACGACGTTAGGTTTCTTCAGCACTTCACGTTTTATAATAGCGGGTGTGGCATTGAACCACTTATTCAATTCTGGATGTAATTGGAAGCCTGGTGGAACGGAGTAACGATATGAGGCGAAGCGTTGATTAGGCAAGATACCACCAGTAGATCCTAATTCTTGTGTTGCCAGATGAAAATAGGCAATTTGCTGCTGTGGTAGGTGATGGTATCTTGCGAAGGCTTCTAGAATTTCCCCATTACGTTCCACTACATAGAAACGGAGGTCAATTTGTGGTGCAGTTTTAGCTCGTGCTGAGTATTGAACATTCATCCTGAGAAAAGTAGACTTTCTAGCTTGTATTTAATAAGTGCATTAAAAAGTTTATCCAATAAGGCCATTGGAAATTCCCTAATATTATCTAACAGCCCCCTAAAAATAGAGGGCCGACATGGAGATGATGTGCTCCCAGATAGGTGACATATCAAAAGCAGTTCTTGGTGATCGTCTAATTTTATTTTCAATTTCTTGTTGCAAATCGAGTGGGATGCCAAAATGTTTTTCAAAAAGCTCACGAGCATCTTGGGTGGGTTGTAGGTAGGTAAATTTTCCATTGCATCGTATGAGCAAATCCCGGGATTCTCTGTTTGTAGGCTGTGGAAGCCTAAAGCCATGTTTTGTGGCGAGTGTATAGAACAGACATCCGAGGACTGGTATGCCATTGTTGGCATAGGCTTCTGCTGTGAGTTTTTCTTTGTAGCGAATTCTGGCAACTTTGGGAGAAAGATAGTAAGGAGAATAACAATGCCTAACAATAGATTTATTAGGGTTGCGTAGAAGTGTAAACCCTCTTGCTGTGGGATAAACCAGGGAAGAACAGAAAGTGGCGTCCCAGACACTGCTGCTGCGGCGGATTTTGGCGGCAAAGCCGAGACTGGCAAAGTCGGCGACATCAGCGTTATAATCGAAGACAACGCTATCATCACCGCTAAACCGCCCGACCAAGGATTTAGTTTTCGCGAAGCAGCGGTGTAATATGTAGTTGAGGATGGTGTTGCCGATGTAGGTGTCGGTGTCTCCTGAGCATCTGCCCCCTCTCTTTGTGAAGGAAGTGATCCGTCTTCCGAAGTTGTCGGTGATGGTGCACTTGCTTTGCAGCTGTGCGTTAAGAGCTTTATACAACTCGGGAGCATGTCCGAACAACTTTCTGTAACACTTGTCGTAGAGGATTTGTAATATTTCGGTGGATTGGCTGGAGTCGAAGGCGGTGAAGTCACATTCGTAGACTTGCCCAGTTTGTGAGGTTTGGCTATCTTCGTAAATGGCTTGAGCTGTTTCTTCGATGGTTTTTCCACAGACAAAGTTTGGATGGTTTTTGAGAGCGTTTTGGAGGGCAAGCATGTACCGACCTGTGGTGGCACGTGACCAAAGGTTCCTGGAAGAAATGAGGTGCGGGAGCTTGCCAGGTTTGACAAACTCGAGCTTGATGAAGACGTCAACTTTGGAGAGGTTGCGGGCTGCTCCGTCGTTGAGGTCTCTCCAGGCTGCATTGAGCTGGGTGCGACGCGGGCCTGGGAAACGGTCGACCCAAACTGAAAATCCACCGGTTCAACAGAGGATTGTCCAGTTTCTTGCGTTATGAAGGATTGTAACTCAATCCCGACTTGTTCGGCTGTTTCTTCCAATATAGAGTAGTCAAGTCCTTGTGGTGTCGGTCTTCCTTCTCGTTGTATAATGACGGCATCTCTAGCGTCTTTATCATGTACTATGACGTGTGGTCGTTCTTCTACTAGATGGGGACCTAATTGTGTATAGCTAGAAGGTGGTTTAAAGTCTGCTTCTGTATGGATGTTTCTGTAGTTGTGTATATTACTTGTTTCGTCTGGTGCTATGGGAACACTTGAAAGGTGAGACCTGACAGAGTCGCGTTCATGATACGAAACCGGATGTATTTGGTCTAAGATCCATTTTAGGAGTGGATGTATTAATGAAATACTGTTTTGCCTGAGGCCCCAAATACAAGCCTCTCTAATCCAATCTCCTAATGTCTCTATTAAGTCCCTGAGAGCTCTAGCTATATTTTTGCAAGTTGAAATGAGTAGAGTGAGAATTTTTGTCAAAAGCTTAGTCAAAGGGTGTTGTTCAGCATCCCCATTCATGAATTCTAAGGCGAATTCAATCTGGTCAACCAAACGCGCTACTAAGCTAGCATTCTGTTGTACGGTAACTCCTCTCGCATTGTGTGCTAAGGCTGTATAAATGTCATTGGCAGATCGAGCATGTTCTGCAGCATTTCTTAGGGAGGAGATTCTTACAGCAGAACAAGCATAGTGTCTTATTTGTTCAATAGTTAAGAAGAGATCATCACTGATTTTACGTGCCTCGTCAACTAGAGCATTGGTTCCTGCTCTTATGGCATTCTTGTTGTAATCACGTCCATGTGGCATGGCTAGATTGACTAGTTGAGCTGGACAGATGTGGGCTCCGACGGTGGTAGGTTCACAGACGTAGCCATATGAGGAGCTACTAGCATCGAAGAAGGTGTTACTTTTGAGGGAGACAGGGCTCCTTTCACCCGTGTGCACCTTGTAGATACTATAGCAACCATATGTTATTACCAACTCAATATTCCAGCCACTAGGCCAGTGTTCTTTCGCAAAGCTGGGTAGTTGTAGAGTGAGATAATCAGGGACTTTATCAGTGTAATTCTTGTCTCCGGAATCCGTTGTGTGTCCATCTGGGGTGACGATTACCCCCAGGTCAGGTAATTCAAGTTTTCCAGTCCCACCACACGCGGTATGAGGGTATTCAGCAAGGGCAAAATAATAGGTGACATTATCATTTTGCGGGACAAAGTCTTGAAGATCATAAACATCAACTCCAAAGATAATGTCAAAGTTGTCATGTCGAAGATCTTGAAACCTGCCTTGGAAGTCTGCCTTTTCCGTTTTGTCGACAGTGTAATAGCAGGGCTTTCCATTAGTTTTTATGGCTGCTTGCTGGAAATGTGGTATGTAGTGTCGCCTAGGACCAATTTCCAATATCCTTTTGTCACGACATTGTTGCAGCAACCATTGATAGCAGCAATCTCTAAAAGCCCTCAATCGCGCGTGGTCCATTTCCTCCCAATTGCCAGTGCTCTGGATGTTCACGTTTGACCCCAGTAGCTTTTTCAAGTATAAATAGTCCATACGTGGACCTTTAAAGCTTATATTAATTTTAGTTGAACGCATTTTGTAGAATTGGAAGTGGGAAAATG